AGCAGGGGTAAGAACGAGATTAAGTCACAACTAACCCACTTTAATACATTAAAGCATGAAAGTATTCTTGTTCATATTTTATTCATAATTTGTTAATAAATCGTTTACAATTTGTTCACAGTTTGTTAACACATTTCGTGCCGGGGTATGCTATAATATAGACAGAAAAAAGGAAAGGAAGTAGAAACAAATGAAAAGAACAATTTATGAAGTATGGGCAAAGACCTACAGCGAAGAACTACAAGACGCAATAATGATTATCAAAGCAAGATTTTACAAGATAACAGATGCTCAATTGTTTGTGAAAGCCTACGAAGATGCTTACATGATGAAAGCTGTGATAATTGAAACGGAAACTTTCTAAACAGTCGAAACGGGCAAAAATGCCCGTCTGCAACGGTTGGCGGCGTTGCACTGATGATGACACGCCGGAAAGGAAAATGCAAAATGAAAACACCGATAACGAAAAAAACAATCATGAGTTCATATCGCAACGTCATCAAAGTCGGCTACTGCGACATGCAAGACGCTTTAAAATGGCGCGAACCGAATTTCTACACCACGGGCGTATACGGTTGGAACGCTGACGTATACGTAATTGATTATGATACGGTAATTGTAACAGGCTATCGCCCGTTTGGTAACATAAAGTTACCGCGCGACGTGATTGATACGCTGAACAAATGCGCGGAAAGCATAACGCGCTATCTTAACTACGACTTAGCAAAAATCTACTTAAAGAATAATCTTGACGAGTTAGTTAGTGGAATAGAATACGATTTTGATAGTTACACCTTTGCAAGCGCGCATGTAAACTATGAAATCAAAAGAAAGTAAAATATTCACAAATCGTTCACAAATCGTTCACACGGTATTCATAAATGCCAAGTATACTATAATCAGAAAAAAGAAAAGGAAGTAAAACAAAATGAAAAATCAAAACGTTAAAATCAAATTCAACGGAAACCTTTACGACCGCGATTTAATCGTTAGCTACATGCGGGACGATTTACGCGAGAAGTTGCACAGCGACTGGACGGACGAAAAGGGTGGGGGGCAGGAATTCTTTGAAGCCTACTGCGAACTGCTTCGCAACGAAACTGGGGAAGAATTTGAAATTTAAGTCGAAACGGGCATAAACGCCCGTCTGCAACGGTTGGCGGCGTTGCACTGATGATGACACGCCAGAAAGGAAAGATAAACATGCAACACGGATTAGAGAACACAAGAAAAATAAAAATCAAGTGGAACGTAACCGACACTAATTATGACACTTTCTACTACCGCGTGCCGTTGATTTACGGCGGTTGGATAGCAACGAAAGACGGGCAAGCGTTCACACAGCAGGAAATCGACGAAGCAGAGGATAACATAGCACTATATGTTCCCGATGAAATGATTAAAAAGTACGGGAAAGAACTTAACGACTGGAAAGAAACCGCAAGGCTTGCAAAAAACATAATTCTTGAGGGCTACGCGTCAGAACTCGACGAGAGAGACGAAAACTTTACAATGCAAACGCTTTACGAAAGGGGTTATCTCGAATGAAACCAAACTTGACAGACCTATTCAAAGCAAACCTTGTAAAGCCCGCATGGGCGGACAATGCCAAGGAAACCGAAATACCGTTTGCAGTACATGCAATAGATACTTGCATCGGCAAAAATTGGAGAAAGGACGGAAACAACGATGTACAATTATTTGGTAACAATGACCGTAATAGACCCGGACACGGGCAAATATAATATTGAAATGCCCGTGCAAGCAAAGACCACGGCACATGCAAAACGTATAGCGCACAAAGCCGCAAGGCAGATGGGCGCTTGCTATATCACAGATTTGACGGCAGAAAGGCGGTATTCCAATGAGGGTTGAGCGAAACCGAGACGCAGAACGCGACATTGCGCAATTGCTAAAGGCGTTAGACATTGTGGATGAAACGTGGTGCCGTAAATACAAGGGAAACTGCTATAAATGCCCGTTAGGCAAGTTAGGAGTATTCGACGCGCCGACCTGCAACGAACTTGTCAAACTTAAAAGCCGTTTAGAGTTGGTTTATAAGGTGGTGGAAACGTTATGATTATCGTTTTATGCTTGACCCTAATAGCGGGTACGCTGCTTTGTGGGATTGCTCAACTGCTCGAATGGATTGACCGCACGTACAATGATTACAAGCTATTTAAAACAGTAGAAAGGTGGATGAAGCTATGAATCGAAATAAGCAACGGAACACGCAAGAGCATTATTTTGACCCACATGTCTTAGAGAATTATCTACGTTTGAACTTGCAGGACGTCAAGAGGGCAGGCGCATTGCGAAAGGAGAAACGAGGATGAAACGTAACGATTTACAGGCAATGCGTTATCACGCGCGCCAGTTACAAAAAGTGATTTTTGAAACGCGTAATTGTGTAGTACGTGGCTAACCGAATATTTGATAGCCCGGAATGTCAAAAATATGCAGATTGTACAACGGCTTGTAAAGCCTATGCGATATGTCATGATATAGGTAATACAAGACAATACACCTGGAAAAAGATAAGGGAGCGTGAAGCACTTGAATTACATCGAGATACGCAAGAAAGTAGATGAAACCACACCGCGCGGCGCATACAGGAGCGCCGTAAAGCTATACGCAATAGACATTTTGAATAGATTAGGTGACGCAGAAGCGCCGGACACGTTGTCCGAATTGCATAACGAACTGCTTGACGGTTGCCTAAGCTGGATTGAATACAGCTATTGCGGAAAGGCGCTTGCAGACAGCTACAGCATAGCGGGACGCACATGCAGCCCCACAACGCTAAAGCGTTTACAAATGGGCGCAAAACAGCCTGTAGGTTTTGGAACGTGGCTTGATTATCAAGCAAGCGCCCTAAAGCAAGCCGAAAAGCTGATTATACAAAAATATTGTGAGGTTAAAAATGAGCATAAAAGTAAATTGCATAGATGATATAATGTTTATGTTTAGTTTTAAAGAGGTTGCTAAGCGCATAGAGGTTTGGGAAGAAACGCTTGATTGTGCTTGCAAATTATTTGAGCACGAATACGGTTGCGTAGAATGCCCGTTAGTGCGCGAATGTGGCGACACTCATCAAATGTTAGATGATATACAACATTGTATTCAGGGTAACAGGACAACTTAAATATAACAAGGCTCGAATACCACTGTTGGTACTCGAGCCTTGTTTTATAAATTATTTATATCGTCCATTCTCCAGACGCGTGCCCCCACGAGGGCGGGTTAACCTGCTGCGACGCAATAGCAGAAAATAGCATTGAGTTATCAGCCACAAACCCGACCGAACCGTTATTTTTAAAGAACAGTTGTGCGCTTCCGAAACCGCTATTGTCACCGGGGCCCGGCGCCCAAAGCAAACCCGTAATAAGCTTGTCATTAGTAGGAGCGCCGTTATTATCGTCGCCAGAATCGGAGACGTAGGAAGTACGCGGCATGAGTTCAAATTTAAACGTGTTTTGCGTCGTAGCGCCTAACAGCGTTGCCACGTCGTGTTTGAAATTGTCGGGGGTCACAAGTCTTTCGCGCCAGTTACCCGACACGGCAACGGAACTGTCCTGCCCATACACACGCATGACACCGTAGCAAATAACAGTAGCATCAGCAGAGGACGGGAAAGAAAGCATATCCAAAATAGCCTTTTTATAATAATGTGTACCTGTAAGGGTGAAAGACTTATAATCAAACTTAGGATATGTCTTAACCATATTCTCGAGAGCCTGTACACGTGTAGTCAAGGAACGAATGTTGGAATTGATATTCGTAATCTGCCCGTCAACGTCGGCTTTCCACTGGTTATACTGTTCTGTAAATTCAGTTTTCCACGTGTTGAACTCACTGTTCGTGTTTGTGGTGTATGTATTGAACATTTGGTCAATGCGTGTGTTTACCTTGTTCACAAACTCATTAAACTTTTTGTTTAAATTGTTAGTGGTATTCGTCTCATACTCACTGAACCACTGCTGCAAAGTAGTGTTAGTATCATTCTTATATTGTTCAAACTTGTTCCAGAGTTCTTTTGTAAGGTCATCAAAGTGCTGTTCCATGTGCGCTTCAAATCTTGCGATTTCAGCGTTAACCCAGTCTTGCAGGTCTTTATAGGCTTTATGCAAAGCGTCGATGTTATCCTGCATCTTCTCGAGTTCCTCAAGCATCTTGTTCAGGAACGCCGCAAGCTTGCACAACACTTCATAGTAGCTTAAACTCTGGTCATAGACAGCGGGGAGAACTTTCTGACACCAAAAGCGCAGATACGGAATGCCGTCATACTTTCGCAAAATCGGGTCAAAGTTAGCGGGTGTAAATTTGTTATCGTTTGGCATACTTTACCACCTTTCTTTTATTCCCACAAACCGAAAAATAAATCTTCGAGTTCATGCAATATCATGTTGTCAACACTCTCATAATTTTTATACATTTTAGTCATTTCAGAGAAGTACGCGTCTCCACTGCTACGACCTGTATAAGTATACTCCGTGTTGCGTTTACCGTCCTGTGTGCTCTGTGCTGTGCCGTCGGTTGTAGCTTCGCTCGTTGTCTTCGTCGCGCTCGTTAGATACTTGTCTGTGTCTAACCCCTCAATACCACCTTGCGGGGTTTCATTGAATTTGTTCCAACCTGTGCTTTGACTTTCACCATGTGACGTACCGTTATCAGCGGTATGTGACGTGTCTTCGCCCACGGTGGTGTGTTTGATATTATCAAACGGGTTTGCAAGTTCCTCTTGCTTGTATAGCATGTTATACTTCGGCATAATCGCGACGAGCCGTTCACGCAAGTGGAGCTTCCAGAGGGCATAAGTTTCATACGCTATTTCACGCGTGTAATAGTGTAGCAGAATAAGTTTGCACAGGTGTTCACGATATGTTTCTTTCCAGATAGGGAAATCAAAATCGAAAATGTGTTCGTAACCTGCTTGCAAAGCTTTCTCAATATCACCATAGCCGCTGTGTTCGTACTCACCCTGCCAGTTCAATTCAGGAACAAAACTTTCGCAAATCCAACGGACTTCTGTTGTAAATTTACTCATTGTTTTCTTCCTTTCTTTCCTTTTCTTCGGTCTGCTTTTGATACATCGCGTCGTTGGCATCTTCCAAAATCAGACGGTCGTCATAATCTTCCTTGTACTCACACCATACATTCAGATTGAATAGACTATTGATTTTTTCGCAAGCCTTTTGCCGTTCATTTAAACGGTTATATCTTGCCGCGATAGTGCCGCCCATGTTGCGCGATACTTCATCGGTAATCAAGCGCTCTTTTTTCTGCAAGGACGTATTGGAGATACCAAGATATGTCAAAGCTTCATTGAAAATCTGGGTTTTAATTTCATACAATTTGTCTGCAACGTATGGCGCGTCTGTCTTTAGCACCGTAAAATCATTGATAGATAAATTCTTGTCACCGAAAATAAACGGCTGATTTCCGTCATATTTCATGTACAAGTTTTTCATCGTCAAGCGTTTGCTTTCATCTGCCAAAATCAAAATCGGGGTTTTCTGCGCGTTGACGTTTATGTCGATGATTTCATCAATCTTTCCGAGCCTGTCCGCGAATGATACTAACTGCATCAGGGACGGTGTGCGGAGATAATTGTTATAAATCATCACGCCTGTTTCCTGCGTCAATGGGTATCTGTAGTTGTTATACAGACTACGCGCCGTAAACTGTAACGGCTGTCCGTACACGTCGTACCCGCTTGTACTGACGTTTACGGGCAACGTCATGTACATGTCGAGCGCGTCATCCTTGAAGAACACCGCACGCCCGTTACCCAGTAGCGCGAGTTCAAGCGTTCGCACGTCGCATGTTTTGGGAAGACCCGTCCAGTCAAACATGGACGCGGAAAGTTCAACAAGCCTTGCAAGATACAAATCGTTGTTCAGTCGGTTTTCAAAAGCCGTACTCCAAAACATGCGGTCTTGTGTACCGCCGTAATGCTTTGCCCTCAAACTACTTGCCATGTTATATCACCTCTTTTATATCGAATTGTCAAGCGTATAGTTTCCAACTTCATCACCATTGCGCCAGAACGTAATACCATTGTTGTAAATATTACAAATCATGTCTTCGTCATCACCGGGGCAATTCGCGTTAATGGTGCAAGCGTTAGTCCGGGTATATGTCCAGTGTGGGCGAACATTGCGGTTCGGAATTTTAACCTCATTACACTTATAGCCCCATCGGTCAAAGTAGCCGTCAATGATTTTAGCATACTCCGCTTTGCAACACATGCTGTAAAAGGTGGGCCTTAAATTATCTGTAGCGGCTGTAACGCTTGTTGCGTTGCTTAACCCATACGCTGTGTCCGGCACTTCTGCTAAGTCTGCTTGCTTTGCTAACTGTTCTGCTTCTATCTGCATACTATCTACAGTTGTAGTTACACCCGTGCCTAAAACAGATGCCGCGCCTGATAAAGCTAACCCCACATTTCCTGTAGCAATACCCGCCGCCGCGTTTGTCACACCGCCTACAGCACCCCTAACAGCATTGTAGATAGGTGTTGTACGTTGATAAGCTAAAGTATTAGAATTTAAAGCCAAATATGCGGCGAGAGCGTCGCCCAAAAACGGTAACATAGGATAACCCGAAATAGTGACAGCTTCGTCCATAAATTCGTCTTTAAATTTGTACTTTTGCGGTACAACAACAACTTGCGGATTGTTGAAACCCGTGCCGTATGCTTTGAAAGTAACGCTATTTGTTAACTTGTCCGCGTCACTTTGCTGAAAATCTTCAAAGCGGTAATCTTGTACGCTTCCGCTTTGGTTTGAAAGGCGCAAGAAGTTATAAGGGTAACAGAAAAGTTTTTTATTTCGTGGTTTATACCCGTTTATATCATCTGTGTTTCTTAGTACGTGTATACCAAGTTCTGCGGGTTCTTGCGGCGGTGTACCGCCGTGTATGGACAAAGTGTAATCAGGGTCACACATAAAAACGGGTAGAGTGTAAACAGACTGTAAAGCACTTTGTTTACCCGCGCTTAAATAGTAATTCAAATCCGCCATAACGCCCAGATTATCGACACCCGTGACAACGTTATTAGTTTGTATTTGTTTACTGCATCCAACATACATGTTACAGGGCACACCATACGCCCTTGTTTGTATTTTTGTAGGGTCACCAATAGTTTCTGCTTTTTCAGAAGCCGTATAGATAACGCCTTTTGGTGAAAACAAAACGTTATCTTCCCATTGTACCTTATTTACAATAGGTTCACCATAACCGATATTTTCTGGAACAGTGTGCGTAAAAATCGTATCATCTGCAACGTGTTCACGGTCAACAAAACAAGCTTGTAACGTGTAATCAAAAAACCATGTCTGCATAACATCAAGGGTAAATGTGACTTCACACGTGACGTTATTGACAAACTCCACGCTGTCAATAAACGCATAAAGCCATTTGTTGTTGTAAGCGGTGTTCTGATACATGATATAATTACAATTATACAATTCATCTGCGGAACACTCCACACGCATCCACCCGCGTTTTTCACGCTGATATGAAACGCCCGTAAAAGTCTTTTTTACGTGCTTTTTAAAATAGTTATACTGCGCGTTAGCATCATCAAAATAAATTGTGTGCTGATAGTTCTTGTTGATTGGAATACCGCTTAAAATAAATACGGTGCTGTTTGGCACAATGTACATAATATTATACACCTCTTATATAAGTCTTAACCCTCTGTTTCCAGAGGGCTTTGACTTACATTGAAATAGTTTACTGTACGGTAATCACGCACTGCCCGCTCTCTGTGGTATCGAACTTAGAAGTCGCGGTAATGTTCACCGTGCCGCTTGTCATCGAGTCAACCTTAACAACGCCGGACGCAGACACCGTAACGAGCGGGTTGTCACTTGTCCACGTAACCGCCTGCGGCGCAAAATTGGTCGTTGCGACTTTCGCGGTCAAGGTCAGCACCTGACCCGGTGACACCGTAGCCGTAGCCGGAGACACCGTAACGCCTGTGACAGTCGGGGTGTTCGGGATAAACGCGATAGCGTTAGCGAACGGGGAAACGCTAAACAGCTTCCATACATGAAGATAGTGGTTCCAGTAAAGACCCTGTACGTTCTCGAGGTCACGGAACTGCTGGAGCTTGTCATAAATCACGAAATAATCACGGTCAACAAGGACGGCAGGAATTTCGTTGAGCGCTTCCAGTTCGTCCGAGCTGTACTCATGGTAGTTCGGGTCACCCTTAAAGAGTTCCGCAAGGCGCTTTACATTGAGTTTGCCGAAACCATCTACAAGAACGATATGACCGAGCAGTTCGGCTTCGGACATGTTGAACGCGCGGGCAAGGTTCTTTACGCTCTGAGTTGCATCAAACGCAGTATTGATAATAATATACTGGTCATCACGCAGGGTGTGCGTGGTCACGCCCGCAAGGTTGTATTCGTCCGACATAAACAGCAGGTCATTGGACGCTTTACGCATTGCAACGGTCGCGTCATCAATGTTGCTTGTGTTGATAGTCTGGACGCTAATCTGACCACGGGACAGGTTACGCGCAAGCATGTACTTCATGACGAGGAATTCGTCATTCTCCATAGCCGTGTAAAGCTGTTCCGTAATCTTCGCGACGAGGTTATACACACCGTCTTCGGACAGGAACGCAAGGCGCAAATCCTGTTCCTCTGTCGTAGTCTTGTAGAACTTCTGGAAGTTCATGACATGGAACGCGGACTGAACGTCGGGAATTTCACGCTTAAAGAGTTCGTTTTCCGCGACTGCCGGGTCGTACTGGAACGGTCGCGCCATAGCTACGAACACTTCTTCAACCGTTTCGCCAAAGTCAAGGAAACCTTTCTTGAACATCGCCCACGGGTTAGAGTAGGACTTCGAGGTGATAATGACTTTTCCGATACGGTTTACGAGCGCGGACAGAAACTCATTCTGCAACGCTGGCATGTCCATGATGATTGCGCCGATTTCTCGAATGCTGTCTGCATCCGGGGTCACAACCGGGACATAGTTGCGGTAGTTGATAGACGCGGAATTGCGGATAGCATTCAACACGTCTGCGGAACTGTTTGTCAGTGTTCTTACTTTCGGCTTAGTTGCCATTGAAAATCATCCTTTCTTATTTGAATAAATCGTTGAACGTGATATGCTCTGCACGTTCGGTTGCATCTACCCCATACGGGGACTGCGTTGCGGGTTCGTCGGGTTTACTGCCCTCTGGTTTTCCCTCAAAGAAACGGCTTGTATATTTTTCGCGCCATTCTTTATCTTTCTGTGCTGTTGCTTCTTCTGCCGCGGTCAGTCTGGTGCTAAAGTCATTAAACGTGTCCGCAACGTCTTCCGCAATTTCTAACATTCTATCGGGTGTAAAGTCACCCGACGCAAACATTTCTTTAAACTGTTCAAGATTTTTTACTGCCATTTTAAATCATTCTCTTTCTGTAGCAAAGGCACATCATCCATATAGGCATGGATTTTCGTTTAGTTGGTGTTGGTGGTGTATCGGGGTCATATTGTCCAAGGTAGTTATACCAATATCGCGCCGCCTTTTGTCGGTCTGCACGTGTTGCTTCCGGGTCTGCCGGGCGTTCGTATGTGTCCAGAAACACGCTTGCAAGGTATTCGGGAGACTGCGTAGACGCTTTAAATTCCGCGTAACTCATGTTATACGGACTAACAGGATACCACAGGTTTGTAGCGTTACTCAAAAAGTAACATTGCGCTGTACCATCATCGGGACTGCCCGTCACATCGCTAAAGTGTGGCGCATACCCGGGGGACGACTTTGCAATATCTGCGTCAATATACTTTTGAGGCGGAGTAAACTGTACCAAGCCATAACCAATATCGTCCTTTCTATAATCCGTTGACGGGAGGGGTTCATCCCAACCCCACCGCCACGGATTGTACCCGCTCTCCCATTCCATGTTACCAAGGACGGCAGAAACGGCGTTTAATGTCCACCCGAGTGATTGCACCAAAGCCTTGTAAATCATGATAGCGTTGTCTTGCGCTTCTGTACTCTCACGGGAGTAACCGTACAAGTTTTTTGCGTGCCATGTCGCGTCGGGTAAAGGTGGTTTTGGTTGCGGTGTGTTTGCGTCCCACGTAACATTGTACGTGCCTACACCGTTCGGAATACGCAAGATGCTTGACGGGTCTTTTCTGTAGGCGGTTGTTTGCCCACCGTCCCAGTATTCCCAGTGGGTGTGTGTGCCTGTGACGTTACCTGTCTGACCTTGCGTACCGATGAACTGACCTTGTGCAATGCTGTCACCCTCAGCCCAAATTTGTGACGCAAAGTGTGCCGCAAGCCAATACTTGTTCGGTTCAAACTCAACAAGTATCATGTTACCCCACGACATGTTCCCCGTTATGGTGCTGCCGTCCCACACCTGCGCCCATACAACCTTTCCGGCTAAAGGTGCATACGCCTTGTAGTTATCATGTACGGTATCAATGCCGCCATGCTCACCACCGCCGGAATAGTACGGGTAACCCGCGCTTTCATAGATTGTCTTTTGGTCTGTTATACATTGCTTATAGGTTGCCATGTTAAATCAAGCTTTCAATTTCATTTGCAAGAACTTCAATCTGTTCAAGCTTTGTTCGGATTAAATCCTTGTTGTCACTTTTCTTTTTGTAGCCGTTCAAGCCTTTCGCTTTAATTTGGGACGGGTAATCATAATACGCATAGTCCGCGTCTACTTTACCCGAAACACCGTTTACGGTATGACTGTTTGTATACTGCCAGATGCCCGCGTTTTCGTATTGGCAAACGTCGTTCCACTGGGCACACCAAACGGCGTACCTTGACAATTTTGTCATGTCAAGACGGTCTGAAAGGTAATACAAAGAGGCGTAAATCCCTACCCAGTAGCCGTTGCTTTCCACTGTGCTGAGTATTTTAGCCGCGATGTCACTGTATTTTGTTTTACCAAGCTTTCTTGCAATGCCGTCTTCCTCCATGTCGATATATACCGGGTAGTCAAACTGTTTTCCCTTTAAAGCTTTGATAAAGCTTGCGGCTTCGTCTGCCGCCATGTCGGCGTTTTCTGCGTAGCTGTACCAATATGCACCCACACCAAGCCCTGCGGCTTTTGCTTTTTTGTAGTATTCCTCAAACCTTGCGTCGTACTGTTCGGGGTATCGGTTTGCACTGCCGTAACCCGCACGGAGTAAAACAAAGTCAATGCCCGATGCTTTCAGCTTGTTAAAGTCAACTGAACCTTGATGTTCAGAAAGGTCTATACCATTTGAAAAGATTTTACTCATTCAACACTTCTTCCTCCTATAAGCACGGTTATCTCGTCGCCTAAAATATCGTCGAAGTCTTCATAACCAATTGATTTATACCCGACAACGGTTTCAAATATTTTTCGCTGTTGCACGATTTCACCCGTGCTTACAACGTATGCTGTTAATGTAGCCGTGAGTAAATCGATTATAACTCTTACACTTTTATCAAGTGATAGCGTATAGACCTTAGTTGTTATACCGTCACTCACTGTTATTTTGGGCGAATGCACTGTTGGCGGGGTGGATAAATAGGTGAAATTTGTTCCAAAAAATAGCATATCTTTATCTATATTTAAGGTTTGCTTTCCTGAACCTTTAGGCAAGTCCTTATATGGGAAAGAAGCGTTGAGCTCGTGTGATACAATTCTTAAGTTGTTCGTTTTGGTTTCCAAATCGTCAACCTTATCGCCAAGCGCCGATACAACCGACGTTGTAACACCAAACAAAGCGTTATCGTAATTGTAAGGTGGTGACAATACTTCAAACTGGAAGGCAGCGCGCACGCTGGGAAGTTTTGACTTGAAAATAACGTCTTTAATTCCCGTTGTTCCCGAGGGTAATACAAAATAACTCCGCACATGGCCATATGGATTCGCTGCATCAGATAGTTTTGACGTTGAAAAAGGTTCTACTGTTACACCCTCATTCGTGATAATTTCAAAAACAAGAAAGTCAATGGGTATATCTATTTCAACAACGGGAATAATGTCATATGAGCCGTGGTCAATAGCAGTAAGCCTTCTTACGACATAACCCAAAGGAATTTTAATAACGTCATCACATGTCAAAACACCAGCGGACGTGACATTGGTCGTGTAGGTAGCTTGCACACTGATAAGCTTATCGATTTTCAGAACCGGAAGTTCAGGCATTACTCGTCACCCTCTTTCTGTACGCCCAGTTTGTCACAAAGCTTTTGCATGATAAGCGTGTTGTTATTGAGTGCATCTGTTAGCTTCTGCACTTCGTTCCTGTGCGTTTCCTCAAGCTTGTTGATATACCAAAAGCAAATCAAGCAAACGGCAATGGGGAAGCCAAGTGAAGAAACGACCTGCACAATAGCGGTTGCATCCATAAAGTTTCAATCCTTTCTGTTATATTTACCACCTTTTATACTTATAGTATACCACAAAAAGGTTGACTTGTCAATATACTTGTGGTATAATTTAATTAGAAAATAATACACGGAGTTGAAATATAATGCCAAAATCGAATTATTACGACGGAACAAAGCTATTGTCATTAAAGGATATAAACGGCAAAACACCTGAGGTGTTCATGTGTACCTCTAACCGTAGCGCGGGTAAAACGACCTATTTTAATAGACTTGTGGTAAACAGGTTTATTAAACGTGGAGAAAAGTTTGCGTTACTGTATCGCTTCAACTATGAATTAGACGGCTGTGACGAAAAGTTCTTCAAGGATATTAAAGAATTGTTCTTCCCGGAATACGACATGACCGCCGCAAAAAAGATGAAAGGTATATATCAAGAACTATATCTGAACGAAGAACCGTGTGGTTATGCAATTTCCATCAATTCTGCCGACCAATTAAAGCGCAATTCACATTTGTTCAGTGACATTGATAACATTATATTCGATGAATTCCAATCCGAACAGAACCACTACTGTGACAAAGAGGTCGAAAAGTTTATTTCTATTCACAATTCTATTGCCCGTGGACGTAGTAAACAATCTCGATATGTTCCTGTATATATGATTTCTAACCCTGTAACGATACTCAACCCGTATTACGTTGCAATGGATATTTCAACACGGCTTCAAAAAGACACGCATTTCTTGCGTGGTGACGGGTTTGTTCTGGAACAGGGCTACAACGAAACAGCGGCTAAAGCTTTAAAATCAAGCGCTTTTAACCGTGCGTTTGGTTCAAGTGATTATATCGCGTATAGCGCTGAGGGTGTGTATTTACAGGATGATTTGTCCTTTGTCGATACACCAAGCGGACGTGGAAAATATGTCGCAACAATACGTTATGCAGGTATTGACTATGGCGTTAGAGAGTACCCAGAATTAGGTATTGTGTTCTGTGACAAAAGCGTCGATTATCAATATCCACTCAAAATCACGGTGGACACCGCCGACCATAAATTAAATTATGTTATGGTGTCAAGCAACTTTATACTCATTCAAAAGCTTCGCTACTACTTCGAACACGGCTGTATGCGGTTCAAGGACTTGCAAGCGAAAGAAGCGATACTGAAAGCGCTTTCATTCTAACTTGTATTCTGCGTTCGTTCTGCACATCGACCTGCACGGATGACACGGTTGAAAAATGCCGCCGTGACAAGGCTATGAACGGTCAATTCCTTTGTGTAGACGTGCGTTTAAGAATAACAAAATCCCTTAGAGTTATCATGCTCTAAGGGATTTTACTTTCAGTGCATTTCAAATGTTGTGTCAGCTAAGATAACACCACCTTTAATGCGCTTTTGAGAAAGCTTGCCCGGTATCATAATGCCGGGTACAAAGTCGGATATGCTACGAGGTTCACGGACAAATTCAAGTTCTTCGGGAGTGTAGTTTTCTGGGTTCTTCTCTGTGTCGTAGTCCTGTTCTACGGAATGTATAAACAGTTGTTTAACGGTTTTGTTTGCACCCGCGCATGTCACTATATAATGCGGGGTTTCAATCGGTTCTCCATCCTCATGCGTTACGTGTTCAATATAAGTTTTCTGACGTGTGAAAAATCCTACGTCCCAGTTTGTTTCATTCTTCCAACAACAATAATTTCGCGGGTGTAGCGTGACACCTTTTATCTTGTCTAACGGTAAGTCAAGATGCAAGCTGTCAGTGTCTGCATAGATAAAGCCGGGGTTATCGACACCGTAGTAATTCTGTTGCGCGGCAGTAATTGTGAAGTTTCGTGCATAACTGGTAATAGCCGCGCCACATGCAATGTAGCCCGGTGTCTTTTCGTTTTCCGTGACGGTGAAGAAGCCCACCACACCGTTAGGTTTAAGCATAGCAACCTTGTACGAACTGATTGTAGATGCCGCTTGTTTTCCGTATAGGTTGTTGCTGTATAATTTCGCCACTGTTCTAATGCCCTTGTTTGGAGCGTTGATTTTCATTTCACGATATTTGTTTAGGTATTTGTCATAGATGCCTTGTTGCGCTTCAAAATAACATCCGTCCAAAATTTTGGGGTCAATTATAATGTAATGCTTTTTAAACAGTTCATAATCTGTCATGGTCATTGTCATGGTCACATACGTATCATGCTTCTTGCCGCATTGGTCTACCCATTCGGACACGTAGCGCTTTTGGTTTTCGTCCCATACATCGGACGTGGTTAAACTTTCGTTTTGTCTGTAATGCAGGTTTTTCTTTAGCTGAATAAAAGGAAGATACCCGACCTTTAGTCTAAAACGACAACGCAGACGCACAAAATAATATATACCTGTCAAAGGGTTGTGTGACTTTAACCGTTCCTGTCTTTCCGCTTCGACTGCCTTTAAACCCTCCGCGCCACTGAAAAATGCAGGTAAACCAATGGGATAATAGTTGCCACTGTCACTGTGCATCATGGACGGGTATAGGGAATTCACGTCAAGTGTCAAACCGTTTTTATGTATCTTGCATTGTTTACCCTGTACTACATGACACCACCCGCCACGGTATGCCTTGCGTATGTATTCATCTGCATTTGTAGCGCCGTAGCGCTCGGGGTCAAGCGGAATGTCATAGAGGTTTGGGAACATGTCTTGATAAACAAAACGGTTATAGCCAGACTTAAACTCACTCATACAGCAAGCACCTATTGTAAGTTTTTTGTGTCCGTCTGCAAACATAAATTCTATGGCTTCCTTAACGACAAGCACGTCGTTTTTGATATAATGTTCTTCATCAGGGGTAATATTATACCCTGCGTGACGTTCACCCTTGTATTCAATCGTACTCTTACGGTGTTTTGTGTTAAAGCTTTTTCCCATGTCTGCGACGGAGAGGGGGATAAGCTTGTAGCTGTCACGAAACTCTATAAGGCTTCTATGGGTTTTAACAGTCATCGTATACCATTGTCCCATGTCGGATATGCTGTACTTAAAAGTGTTAGGTTGCATGTCATTTGTTTCGTAAAACATAGTGTGTTCAACTTTTCCGTCGGGTGTGTAGGTTGCTTGTGCGTAGTCGTCGCGCTTCAATAGGTAATCGAGAATGTAAGAAAAGTCAAAAGCGCCATTGTGAAAGTACACAATGTTCTTGCCTTTTAACTGCTCTATCCATTCCCAGTATTTATCTATTGAGTTTACAACAAGTACGTCTTCTGTATGTATTTTAACACATGCCGCCGCCCAGACTTCCGTGTCGGTTTGCCCGTCGTATACGCTTGTCTCAAAATCACATACATAATAATTCATACTTGCACGTCTCCAAACGCTTCATTTAGTTTCATCATTTCTTCTACACCTGCTTCACGGTGTTCGTAAAAGTAGCCTAACCAACGTCCCGCCGCGTTAACGTCATTCGCTTCCTGTGAGGTTAATGTTCCGGCGGCAACGCCGATTTCATTCAGCATGTACGCGAATACGGTGTCACCCTCATTTTTACCGTAATGGTTTTGCAGGTGGTTGCGTTCTTCCTTTAGGTTATCCAATATATATTCCATACCTGCGTGTTTCTTTTTGTCTGTTACCCATCGTGCGTTCGCTTCAACAAAATACGCAAATGCGAGGTCAGCTTCATTTATATTCGCTATGGGTGCATTGTTAAGTGAAAGAACTATATTGCTTTCAACACCCGTTGAACTTGTAACTGTAAATTGCGTGAAGCCTAACTTGTTAAACTGCGCTCTTGCGTCTTTGGGTATGTCGGCAAACGGAATAGCTTCGCCGTTCTGTGCTTCTGCATATAACGCCGTGTCCGTAATGTCTTTAAGTTCTTGTTTTAATTTATCAAGCATTTTCTTTGTTATTCTTTCGGGACGTTCAAAAGCGCTAAACAAATCTTTAAGCTTGTACTGTGATTTATAACCTTTTCTTAAATAACGGTTAAAGCGTTGCTTTGCGTTTGTAAGTAAACGCTTAAATTCTGCTTGATTAGGTGTCAGTTTTTTTGACGATTTTTTAGCCATGTTTTACCCTCTTTTCTATTTACAAAATAATACCGTTATGGTATAATAAAGTGTGAAGATAAAAAAGAACCGATGACGAATTTTTTTTTTCGTCATCGGTTCAATCGGGAGGTTTACCGCCATGTCAGCGGCAGTTAAGGAAAGGAGAAATCTTATTGTTTATTTGATATGGTCTACGAGTTCTGCGTTCTCGATAAAGTCCTTGACGGACATTTCGTAGCGGTTTTCTTCGATAGACCCAATGTTAACGAGAGTTACAATGCGTCCCGTTTCTTTGTTGTCGTGGTCACGGTGCAACTTTTTAGTCAGCGCGTAGAGAGTGGGAGCGCCTTCGCACACGTCGGTGAAGTGATAATCAACACCGTTTTCGTTGACCGTGTAGGTATATGTCGTGGTCTGAACAGTTCTACGAATATACTTCATTATCATTCACCTGCCTTTGCTACAGGGCGGCAACCGAGGAAGTTGCGACCTTTATAGTTCTGTGACGGCTTCGCAAAGCATTCGATTTCCATGCCGTCGATTTCGTCGAACGTGCACACAATGTCGAGGAAAGACTGAGTAAACGACGGGGAGCCAGTATGATAGAGAACGCCGTCTGCGATAATGACAAGCTTGTCGTATTCCTTGTCCTGACCGGGCTTCGGGTTGTCGTTCACAGTGTGAACCATTGCCCATGCGTCCGGGAAAGAGAGTACGAGTTTGCCAAATTCTTCGATAGCCTTTTCAAGGTTCTCACCGTTGGAGTAATTGAGAATGTTGTATCTGTCCATTTTGTTCAGTTCTGTGGAGTTAGTAATGGTGTTAGTAAGCATAGTTTTTTATCCTTTCAAATTGTGTTTTGTTATAATAGAGAGTATGGAAACTGACAATGAAATTACGCAGAAAGGAGTTTTTTACCTTTCTTAAATATTCTTTTGTAATCGTCTGAAACTTCGTTGCAACTTGTGTTCTTCTTGATTACGTATATATCTTAACACATGTTGGGCTAAATGTCAATAGGTTTTTCAAAGTTTTTTGAAAATATTTTTCGGCTGTTTATTGCTTTAGCCTGTGATAAGAAATGACTGTTGGTCAGTTTATGTGCGCATAGCGTGTTGTAGTGTGGTAATGTGTTACGCCGGTTTCCGTCCGCGGGTTTCATCCGTGGTCACGCGTTCGCCGGGTTCCGTCCGCGGAGCGGAGCAGAGCGACGCGGACGGCGGCAGGTAATCATGTGATTATGTGAACTGTTTCTGAATTAGTTCACTTTGCCCGTATAGACTTTAGTTAGTCGTGACTTAATCTCGTTCGTACCCCTGCT